CGTCAAGACTACCCATGACGGCAAGGAATATTCAGTTATGCTAGCCGAACCCATTTGGGAACCATTGTTCTATGACGACACAGCTCGCTTCATGACTTGTTATGAGGCTACGAACAAATTGCTGTTATCCGCGCATTTAGCCGGCGCATTTGCTGGTTACCTTCAAGGACGTAAGGCATCGGCCCCCACTGTGCCGACTTTCTTCGAGTCAATTCGCAATACGGTTTCTAGTTCTGCAAATTCGGCCAGTTTGGCCATTCAAAGTGCGCGTGACAAAGTCACGTCGGTCATGACAATCCCTTGGGATGCCAAAAAGTTGTTAGATGATGCTAAAGACGTCCTGACGACTGGTAAGGGTATGATGCACGATGCTAAACAACAGGTCGAGACGAAAGTCAAAGCTTTGACCAAGATTGCAGATAGAGGGAAAGTGATTGCTCTTTTTATTTGTTTGTACGGTGTATTCATGGCCATTATGTGGTTCTGGATGCAGTACCGTCGCCGTGGACTTCGACGTGATGTTAAAAGGCATTACGAGTCAGCGGTTCGTATCTATCGTCAAAATAAGATGGAATCAAACAAAAGCAACGTTCCGAGAATACGAGTACCGGATCCACCTTATGAGGCTCTTATTAGCTTAATCCTCTCTCCGTTGTTGGTTTTTGCTGGCTTAAGTCCTGGCAACCACATGTCCTATCTCATTCACATGTTCATGAACTTCACCAAAATTGGCTTTTATTTCTCCAGGATCAGAATGTACATGTCTCCCAAAAAGAAAGACGCTGCCACTGGTGAGCAGCTAGCTGATGATTCTGACGTTGCCTTCTGGAAGATAAAAACCCCACAAATGCAGTTTGCATTTGTAACACGACTCTTGTTAGCTTTTCCCCTGCAAACCTATAGTGTGACCAACAACCCACCTGGTTCTAGTTGGATTGATGGCGAGCCTAGATTGTGGGAGTACACTACTTTCGACGAACTTCGAACCAATACTGGCGACGTCAAAGATTATCCATTGATGGACGATGACGAGTCAGTTGGAAATTTTTGGAGGGTGTTTGCGGATGGCTGGTTCACTGCCGTCACTGTAGACCCTAAGTCGCCGCACATATATGTGCTCGATGAGAAGAAGTGTTATGATTCCGCTATTGCCGCCGTTGTGCACAAGTGTGCAGGTTATTTCCGTCACCCTGATTTGATGGAGAGGCCTAGCTTTTACAAATCTTTACGTTGTGTCAATTTATACAACAGGTCTTCCGATCGAACAATCGATGATATCTTCAATGGCGTAGTTACAGAGTTTACCACTCCCGCCATTCGTAAGGAAGCCGCCGATTTTGTGGAAGTTATGGACAAGCCACCGAAGATGGAAATGGATTCCATTGAAGGGATACCTGATGAGCAACAAGATCAAATCGAGAA